TTGGTACCTTGCTTTTGATGGACAAGTGTTCGAAGATAATGCAGATGCATATGCAGCAGCAAACATGACTGCAGGAACACTGTCTCACGCAAGAATTCAAAATGCAATGATGAATGCTGGAATAGTTAAGGTTTATCGTGACGAAAACAATGAGCCTACAACAGAGTTTAAGATTAGACATGATGACCCACCTATCTTTGGATATGGTGATGTTATGTTTGATTGGCAGGGAGAAGAACTCATTGGTGAAATTAAAACAATGATGAATGAGGGATTCGAATACAGAAAGGCATCAGGTAAGGCAAAGAACGGCCACCTAATGCAATTACTTATATACATGAAGATTCTAAAGAGACCAAAGGGAGTTATGATTTATGAAAATAAAAATAATCACGAACTTCTTTTGATCCCAGTAGATGTAAACGATCATTACCGTCGGTGGGTAGACCAGGCATTTGATTGGATGAGATCAGTTCGAAAGGCATGGGAAGATAAAACCCTGCCAACCAAAAACTATAGATCTAATTCCAAGATATGCAAGTCATGCCCAATTAAAAAAGCATGTGAGTCTGCAGGTACAGGCGTACTAAAAATAGCGCCTCTGGAGATTCTCGGTGAAGAATTGTAAGTATTGTGATAAAACTTTTACGCATTCAGTATCTTACCAAATATACTGCTCTGCAGAGTGTAGAGATTTAGCAACAAAAGAAAAAATTGCTGAAAGATATCTGCATTCAAAAAGACAAAAGAGAAGGGGGAAGACAAGGCTTTGTAGGTCTTGCTCTTCTCCGCTCTCCATATATAACGACGATGCAATTTGTTCTTCTTGTGCAGTTAATCCAGACGCAGTTATAAAAGCAATTAAACAAATAAAGGGTAAAACAAATGGTAAAGAATAAGTGGGGCTTAGAGATAAAACCACAGAGAATCTGTGCTATTGATGCAAGCACTAATAGCCTTGCATTTGCCCTGTTTAATGGAGATGATCTTGAATCTATCGGCAAGATAAACTTTGAAGGAAATGATGTGTATGAAAAGGTTATGGATGCTGGCAAAAAAGTAAAAGCATTCTTTGATATATATGGTGGGTTTGAGGCAATTATTATTGAGCACACTGTGTTTATGAATAGTCCCAAGACCGCTGCAGATCTTGCATTGGTTCAGGGGGCAATCCTTGGATCAGCAGGACAGACTGGAACTAAGGTTATAGGCAAAGTTTCTCCAATAACATGGCAAAACTACATTGGTAATAAAAAAATATCAAAAGACGAACAATTATACATACGTTCACAAAACCCAGGCAAGTCAGTATCATGGTACAAATCTTATGAAAGAAATCTACGCAAAGAAAGAACAATTAAGTTTATTAATACAATCTATGATAGAACGATTACTGACAATGATGTTGCTGATGCTTGTGGCATCGGGCACTGGGCACTAAAGAATTGGGGAAAAGCAATTGGAGTTGACAACTAGCATCATGGCTGCTAAACTATATACAAGTGAAACCTTTATGCGTAAGAGGTACCTTATGGATAAAAAAACACCAGAAGAAATTGCAAAGGAATGTGGATGCTCTTTAGAAACCATCTATGTCTACCTTGCTAAATTTGGACTAAGGAAATCAAAACGATGAATAAATTTGAAAAAGCATTGATAGCACTTGCCGTTGCAGGCAGCGTTGGTTTTGCGTTTGCCTTTGCTGCGTTAAAGGGTATTCCAGAAACATTTGATTGGGAATCTGACGAAGAGGAATCTTATGAGTGACAATCTAAACATAACAGTTGACCAAGTAAATAATCCATTGCACTACACATCAGATCCGTCTGGTATTGAGTGTATTGAGATAACTCGTCATCGTAATTTTAATATTGGTAATGCTTTTAAATATCTTTGGAGAGCAGGACTTAAGGATGAGGCAAAGACCATACAAGATTTAGAGAAAGCAATCTTTTATATTAAAGATGAAATAAATAGACTAGAAGGCAAGTATGTCAACTGAAGACGATCTCGTTAAGCATCTTGACCAAGTCAACTTGGTAGTAGAAGAATACCTAAAGGGCAATGACCCAACAGTTATTTCTAAGCAACTATCAATCCCACGACAAAAGGTTGTAACACTTATTAATGAGTGGAAGGTTATGGCATCTGCAAATGATGCTATCCGTGCTCGTGCTAAAGAAGCACTTGCTGCAGCAGATACACATTACAGCAAGTTAGTCTCTCGTACATATGAAGTTATTGATGAGGCATCTATGACTAACAATCTTAGTGCAAAGACCGCAGCAATTAAACTTGTAATGGACATTGAATCCAAGCGTATTGATATGCTGCAGAAGGCTGGACTCCTTGAGAATAAAGAACTTGCTGAAGAGATGATGGAAATTGAAAAGCGTCAAGAGATTCTCGTGTTAATTCTAAAAGACATCGCCTCAGAGTATCCACAGGTTCGTGATGAAATTATGCGTAGGCTTTCTGCATTTGCAAAAGACAACGAGGTGATCACAGTTGTCCACGATGTTCAATGAGTTTCTTGAGGCACTTCAGGCTGATCACTTTGACGAAACTCCAGTAGATGCAAGAACCTTTGTAGAGGGTGAAGCCTACCTTGGCCAGCCCCCTCTATCAGATATTCAATACGATATTGTTGAGGCAATGAGCCAAATCTATCGTAAAGAAGACCTGATTAACATAATGGGTGAAGAAAAGGGTACACAGTATTACAACAAGTACACAAAGAACGAAATCATTCTGCAACTTGGCAAGGGATCTGGAAAAGACTTCACATCAACCGTAGCATGCTCATACATCGTATATAAACTTCTATGCTTAAAAGACCCAGCAAAGTATTTTGGTAAGCCATCTGGAGATGCTATCGACTTAATCAACGTTGCTATTAACGCACAACAAGCAAAGAATGTTTTCTTTAAAGGTTTTAAATCAAAGATTGAAAGATCCCCATGGTTTGCAGGAAAGTATTATGCAAAGGCTGACTCTGTTGAGTTTGATAAATCTATTACTGTTTACTCTGGTCACTCAGAGCGTGAATCACATGAGGGTTTGAATTTGTTACTTGCAGTTCTTGACGAGATTTCTGGTTTTGCATCTGAGGTTGGAACAGGTAATGAGCAAGGAAAAACTGCTGATAACATCTACAAGGCTTTTCGTGGTTCAGTAGACTCTCGCTTCCCTGATCTTGGTAAGGTTGTTTTGCTTTCATTCCCAAGATATCCTGGCGACTTTATTTCAGAAAAGTATGAGGACGTTGTTGCTGAAAAAGAAGTTATAGAGCGAACACACAAGTTTATAATTAATCCAGTGCTTCCAGAAGATAGTCCAGATAACTCTTTTGAAATTTCGTGGGATGAAGATCAAATCACATCATACAAATATCCAGGGGTATTTGCACTAAAGAGACCTACTTGGGAAGTAAACCCAACACGAAAGATTGATGATTTTAAGATTGCTTTTATGACTGATCTTGGAGATGCCATGATGCGCTTTGCATGTGTACCAACATTTGCCTCTGACGCATTTTTTAAGCAGGCAGACAAAGTAAGAGCCTGTATGACATTAAGAAACCCAGTAGATAACTTTAGAAGGTTTGACGAAGGGTTTAAGCCAGATCCAACAAAGAAGTATTATGTTCATGCTGACCTTGCACAGAAGCACGATAAGTGTGCTGTAGCAATTGCACATGTAGAAAAATGGGTAAATATTCAGGTAATTAACAACTACGAACAAGTAGCACCTATTGTAGTAGTAGATGCAGTAGCATGGTGGGAACCAAAGGTTGAGGGTCCAGTTAATCTTTCAGAAGTTAAGCAATGGATTCAAAACCTAAGAAGACTTGGGTTTGATATTGGAATGGTTTCCTTTGACCGTTGGCAGTCATTTGATATTCAAAATGAATTAAAGCAGGTTGGAATGAAGACTGATACTGTTTCTGTTGCCAAGAAGCATTATGAAGATATGGCTATGCTCGTATATGAGGAAAGACTTGCTATGCCTGCAATTGATTTATTGTTTGATGAACTAACACAGTTAAAGATTATGAAAAATGATAGAGTTGACCACCCCCGCAAAAAGTCAAAGGACTTGGCTGATGCTGTGTGTGGAGCAATATTTGGGGCAATATCACATACTCCAAAAAATATAGACACTGAAGTAGAGGTTCACACCTTTAAGGACAGACCAAAGACTCCAGAGGAGCAATTTGACCTGGAAAGTCGCAATGTGATACAATATAAACCTAGCCAAATAGAAGAGATAAAAGACTATTTGGACAGACTAAAAACACTATAAATAAGGAGAAATACCGAATGAATTCATTCAAGAAAATCGCACTAGCCGTGGTTGCAGCCATGACTTTGGGCACAATGGTAGCAACACCTGCAAGTGCTAACACCATGTCAGTTGTAGCATCCACATGGAATGCCGCAAAAACAGGTGGCGCAGGATATGACACGCCAGCAACTGCTGGAACAGCGCTAACGACTGCAATCGTACGTCCAGTACCTGCAGACAACACTGTTGACAATACAGACGTTGTTCAGATCGTAGCAACAGTAGTAGCAGGAACATCAGTTACTGCAACTTCAACAAATGCAACAATCGTATCTGCACTACACTCAACTGCTGCACCAGTAGGAGCAACATCAGGATCATCATCTTTGACAGTTGCAACTGGTACAGGAACAACAGCAACATTCTATGTCTACACAAAGACAACAGCAATTGGAACAGTTGTAGTTACAAATGGTCCAGTAACGGTAACATACTATGTACAGGGTACTGCTGGTCTAATCAATAATCTATCAGTTTCTGCACCTACAACAGGTGCTGCTGGTACAAAGCAAGACATCGTTGTAACTGCAACAGATGCATTTGGCAACAAGGTATCTGGTAAGTCAATTACAGCAACTGTATTTGCTTCAACAGCAGTTATGGATACAGCAACAGTAACAACTGGTGCTACACTAACAGATTTTGGAACAGCGACCTTTAAGGCTACTCTTCCAACAACAGGAACACGCTCACTAATTACATTTGCTCCAACAACATCAACAGATGCAGTTGCAGCAGCAGTAGTTGGTTTGACTGCTCCAACACTTGCTCCATTCGCAGAGATTTCAGTTCGTGATCTAGTATCAGAACTTGCTGCTGAAAAGGCTGCACTTGCTGCTGAAAAGGCTGCACTTGCTGCTGAAAAGGCTGCACACGCTTCAACAAAGGCTCAACTAGAAGCAGAGGTTAAGGCAAAGTCTGAACTAGCAGCAAGCCTAGCAAAGGCTAATGCTGACCTAGTAAAGGCAACAGCAGAAGCATCTGATGCAAAGAAGGCAGAAGAAAGCGCTCTAAAGGCACTTGCAGAAGCAGGCGTTGCTGCAGATAAGATTATTGCACAGTTCAAGTTGGAATTGGAAGCAGCGAATGCTTCACTTGCAGTAGTTACTGCAGAACTTGCAGAACTAAAGGCTTCACATGCTAAGGCACTTGCTGATCTAAAGGCTACATCAGATAAGGCAATTGCAGATGCAAAGGCTGCTGCAGATAAGGCAGTTGCAGATGCTGTAGCAACAGAGAAGGTGGCGGGTGCAAAGGCACTTGCAGATGCAAAGACTGCATCAGATGCTGCTCTTCTTGCTAAGGATGCACAGATTGCTAAGTTGACTGCAGATAATGCTGCAGCGATTAAGTCTATGAAGGCTGCATTTAACAAGTTGGCTACTCAGTGGAACAAGAAGAATCCACGAGCAAAGGTCGCTCTGGTTAAGTAATTAATCCAACATTAAAGGGGTTGCCAATAATGGTAGCCCCTTTTTTGTGCAATAAAATGATATAATAACCTTATCAGACATCTCGTCTGCAAGGGGGAAAGGTAAATTAAAAAACTAATACGCATACTATCAGCCACACTTTTAGCGTTTGGCTGGCTTATTATCTCCCCAGAAGGTGCACACTCTGATGATCCACTCACAGTTGCAGCCCAAGAAATACAGAAACTTAACGATAGCGTAGATGACCTTGGCTACCAAGATGACCTTATAGATCTTATAGACATAGCAGAAAACAAGTTTGACTATGCCAAAAATGCGATGGAACTTAGAGATGATGCTAACGATGCCCATGAAGATGCAGTAGAGGCAGAAGCCACAGCATTAGAAGCAAAAAACCTTGCTCAGTCAAATGTGGATGGACAGACAGTAACAGTAGCCCTTGCTCTTGAGAATAGGGACAATGCCTTTCAAGACAAGAATGATGCACAGGATGCACTTAATATAGCCAACCTTAATCTTCAAACCACACAGTCTAATATGCAGGCTGCTGGAGGAACAGGTTTGGCATACACTGTTTATACTCTTGTTAGACAAGGTAATGTTGCTACCCCAGGATCTGTGCTTTGTTCTGGCACCTGGAACTCAAGCCACATGCAACTACCAGTTTGTGGTAACAGATACGAAAACTTTATAGTTAAGTTCACTGGTCAAATAACAGTACCATCTTGGTTCACATCAACATATTTTGCAGGTTATACAGATGATGGGTTTAGAATGTATGTTGATGGCCAACTTGCTGTTGACAACTGGGTAGAGCAAGGAACAACTTGGAGTGATTACTCTCCAGTATATGATGTAAGCGTAGATAAAACTTTAGATGTAGAAATATGGTGGTATAACGGTGGAGGACCAGGATCCTATCATCTTGGATGGGCCATTCCTGGAGGATGGACTGGAGCAGGTTGTGACTATGCTGGAGATCCAAGAGTATGGGGACAAAACTTTAGTTGTAATCTTAATACATTTTCCTCTGGATCAGGACCAACCCAAGCACAGATAAATGCTTACAATGATGCTGTTGCAGCAAAGGATATAGCAC